ACACACAAATAGATTATATTTTACGTACAATATCCATCTTATCATAAATAGGCCAAAAACGGAAGAGATTACCACGGATATTATTTTTCTATTTCCGATTATTTTTGACTTATTTTGTAATTATGAGAAATTTTCTAGTAATTACGGACAATTTAAATGCCCCTCCCTGACATTCTTCCCTGGTAGTCCTACTTGATATTCCTGCCTGATACTCCTGCCTGATATTCCTGCCTGATACTCCTGCCCGGACAGCCGGCCAGACATTGGGACGGCACGGATTGCACTGCAGCACCCGAGGTATAAGAAATAAAATAAAGTACAGGAAAATAAATCAGATGGCGGCAAGATCCATGTCCGGACAACAAAAAATCCCTTGAATCATCAAGGGATTTACCGAGCTGCTGACGGGAATCGGACCCGTAAAATACAACGGTTTTATGCGGTTTGTAGGCTCCGTGTTGCATTTCGTGTTGCATATTTCCGAAGATGGTACTTTATTTATATAAGCGTCAGAGTCAAGTTCTGGCGCTTTTATATTGAATTAGAATCCTCTATGTACCAGACATCCAGTGCCCCATTGTCCTGGCTATGCCAGCACGCCCCCTCCAATGGACCGTTTGGTGTAGGGTCAAAGTAATACCAATCCCCCGAACCATCATCCGGGTCACATGCACTTCCATTCCAGCGGTGCCAGCTGGTGCAAGCATATCCGTCTTTGTTAAACAGATACCAATGGTGATTTATGACACACCACTTATTAGCCGGGTAAGTTCCATCTGGTCTGCGGTACCACCAGCCGTTATTATCCTTAATCCAGCCAGTGCGTCCCTCTGTCACCCAGGTTTTCATAAATTCATCCGGGGTGCGATATAGTTTCTTGATTCCAGATGTGCTACTTCCCCAATCCGGCAATTGGAAATGTGGCTTGTCCACAGGAGACTTCCAATTTCCACCCCATTCAAGTCCCAAAGATACACCGATAGCACCTACACGGTTAAAAAATCCACCAATTTCATTATAAGCTCCAGCTCCGTCATTGCGGAAGATATCAAAGGCAGTACCCCACTGATGATATGAGCTGTAGCTACTGCCTGGAGCATTAGTTACAATGTTCCCCGGTTTAGTCCTGCCCTGAGCATATAACGCATCCTGTTCTGCCACAGTTCGCAATGTTTCGCCTATCTTAATTTTTAATCCCTGTTTATTACATTCATCCACTAACTGACCTGCTAAAAGCTGTAAGCGTGGATGACACAATGTGATATCTCTCATAATCATCCTCCAATTATACTGTTTTTCTGCTGCTCTGTAATCCATCCAAGTAATACAGCCCGGTTAAGCTCATCAACGGTTAATGGCCCTTTTCCATTGTTATATAACCTTTTTAACGTTGTATACATGTTACACCTCCAGCTGATTTAAAATTATTGCATCCACTGTATCTTGCAATGTCCGCACTGTATCCCGGATATCTGGCCTACGAAGTTTAACAACCATAATGCTATCCTTCACTTCATTGGTTTCATAATTCGGCTCTTCCTCGGTTCCGGTATTTACTGTTTCAGATGAAATGACATAATCCATTTTCTTGCGCATCTCAACCAGCTGAGTAAATCCGGTTTTTACTTCCATCGGCTGACCGTCCAAACCAAGTATGTAAATTTTTTCTGTATTTGTCGGATTAAATTCGGATTCTACCGTTTCAAAACTATCTAGGACGGGAAGAAACGACAGGGTTAGGTAATCGCCTGATTCTTCCACCCCGTTTGTAATTAAGTCGTATTTTGTGTTGTTTAATAGTTTTAATTGGTTCATTTTACTCCTTTCATGGGTATGTTTTTATATAGCAAAATAGCAATTTGGTATTTGCAAATGGTGTTGGTACAGTCAATTCTGATTGGGCCACTGGAGGAGTAAGCTACTACAAAATTGGCAGACAATGTGTTATAAACGCACAGATTACCTTAAAGACCAATACCACAATAGATAATACCCTATTGTTTTCCGGACTTCCGGCAGCCGCATACAACGGAGCCTATTTGATTCATGGCACAACCGGTTATGGTGTTTTTAAGACTACACCTGGATCCGGGAATATAACTATAGATTCTGGTGCTACAGGAAATAGCATTTTTTATTTCGAGATTATCTATTCAGTACAATGATTATTTGTTCCATGAGGGTTTCCACGTACCATTCTCACGGTAGAAAAACTGCATTGTGCCATCCGTGATTCCAATATTGAGTGCATAGCCAAATTCTCTATTCTCTCCGGTCAGCCACTGGATTATAACATTATTACCGTCAATTCCAATTGCAAATCCAGTGACATTAACCATAACAATTGAGTTTTTCAAATTATTAAAATCACTGGTATTCGTTTTATCTGATAAATTGCTATTTAAGTCATTAATCGCGAGCTGCATTGTATTAGCTAAAGCCAATGATGGAACCTTATCTGTAGCATCAGATAATACGTTAGATATAGCAGATAACGCTAACTTCTCCCGGTCCAGTTGCTTTAATGCATCAATTGCTTTATTGGCTGCATCAGTTACCCGTTTTATTGCCTGTTCTGTTTTGTTTAAGTTTGTCTCATCCAAATCCGGCTCAGAGTCATTAACATACACAGTAGGTATATATTCTTGGATATTTTCTATGTTATTCATGTAACCTCCTTACAGATTAAATCTAGCCAAATATAAATTGTAGTCAAACGCAGCCCCAGAAGCTCCAATATACAGGTAGGCATTGCCAGTTATTCCGCTTAAGGTAAATGTTTTTTCTTGCTCCCATTCAGCGCCGGAAGAGCTACTTCTTCCAATTGACCCATCAAGTAATATGTCACCTAGATTCGGATTATATCTATATTGCACGCTTGAACCGGACTGATATGCTTCCTCAATATAGTTTTCCACCCTATTCCGGCATACCATAACCTTGCAAACCTTTCCGGTTCCAGACATTTGGACCGTAACCGATTTTACATTTGTAAGGTTGATGGGTAGGTCAAAAACAAATGCGACTGTTTCTCCTGAACCTGCACTTGCTTCTATGTGGTCCTTTGACAGTTTTACCGTACCAGTACCTTGTCTATATGTTGTATACCTAAAATATGTAATACCCTGTGAGCCATAAAATGTCCCGAATAGATATGGGGTATATGGGTCCTCATTTACATATCCTTCCCACAGTCCAGGACCTACGCCTGCAACATATTCACCTTTCTTAATGACCGAAGGGGTTAGGTTTTTAACCGGATTAATAGTGATATCACCATTCCCGTATTTTCCAGCAGTCTTGACCGTGATTTGTTTTGCTCCAGGACCGATTGTCTGTGCATTAAATGTTTCAATGTTCTGGGTGATTTTCCCACCTGAATAATATCCAGGTTCAAGTTTTATTTCCCCGTTTGCCGGCAATATAATTGTTGGGGATTTTTTGTCTGGAAGTGTTCCGGTCTGTTTCTCCTCGCTTCCTTTCCCAAGGAATATATTACCTTCCAATACATCCTCTGGCATTGCTGTTAAGTCATCCAGATTCGCTTGACTACCAAATTTATGTAACGCCAACTTCGCCATATACACCATCCATTCCACTAACTTACAAAACCCTGCCATGTACCAGTTACCGCCCCTTCACCTTCACCAACAGTCACGCCATATTTTATCACTTCCGGTCGCAATCCGCTTACTTCCAATACAATAATATCATACATTACGTATTTTCCTTTTGTTTCAATCACCTGTTTACCAGGACCAGGGTCAACAAATCCACCTCTGTATGTTTCAAGGTTTTGGAAGAATGTATCATTTCCATCATGGTATCCAGGCGTAATATTATATGTTTCATTTACGTCCATCTTTTTATTAATCGATTCAACATCTTGCATTGTCCCAGACTGTTCATTATCAGTCCCAGCTCCATAAAATGTTTTTCCTTTTCTGACTCTTGGTGATGTAGCGGTTAGGCCGGTCACATCAACCCCACTTCCTTTAAACGGTAATCCGATTCTCATTGTCATATTCCTTTCAATACAAGTATGAAATCTGCTGTTGGTTTCCTATAATTACATGTAATGGTCACTGATCCATTATTCGTTGTTATGTCGGTGATATACCCCACGCTTCTGTCCACGTCTTTCTGTTGCTGTTCCGAATTAATGACAGGATACTCGAACATTGGCACTGGGACATCCGTATCATTTATACCCGCATTGTTTACAGTCTGTTTATATGGTGCCTGGGTGCTCCACCCAGTTTTAGGGAAATCGAGCCTGATTGCCCCAATCATATCATTAACTGTTCCTTCTATCTTGTTAATGGCCTTATTTGTATTATTGATATCATCAGCAGAGAATATGTCCCCTACCTCCACATATTCGGTTTTATCATCCAATGTAGATAGTCCGGTTTCAGAATCAGTTTCAATTTTGTATTTACGCATTCCAGAAAATTTATCATTTTTATAATCAGTTTTCAAACTCATAGGCTTATACTCCTGTTTCCTAATGTTTTCCTTCCAAGTGTGAATGCAAGATGGTTTGGACCTGGACAGGATTTTACAATCAGATTCCCCAAATCATAAATGATTCTTTCTATGGCGTTGGCCTGATAAACTGATGTGTATGTTATCTTATCAGGGGTTAGCGGGGTGTTGCTGTCTGTATAGTATGCATTCCTTATTGCAACTATATTTTTTTTCAGACGGTCCATTTCGTAATCCGTCCTATGGTCCTGCGGTTTCCATGTCTTAGATACAATCGTATTTCTATATCCGTACTGATTAAGGACATAAGATACCCATTTGATTGCCTGTTCGACACGGTTTAGGTCTTTGTAATCAATGTAAGCCTTGTCGGTTAATTCTATTATGTCTGACTGCGTACGGTCAAAAATAAGGGATTCTAAATACTTACTCATGTATTTTTACCTCTGCCTTAATTTCGTTGGGAGAAAAGCTATAATTGTAGCTCTCAATAATGCCTGTGCGGTATCCATCGTAATCTGTATCAATCTTGACTTTCTGTCCTAATTTTTTTGTTCCAATAAGAACATCCCCCACCACATTTTCTGCTCGCTGATAATATGCATATACGCGGTCAAGCACTTGCTGCGCATTACCACTATAAACCAATGTTGCGTCTGTTACTTCACGGATGTTTTTATTAAATACAATATCTGGATTTTCTTTAAGGATTGATGTGGTGAGATGGTTGTATCTCTTACCAGTCAGTGTTACATTTCCACCAGTTCCAGTTATATAGGCATAGTTATCCCCGTGCTGACCAATGATTCCACCAGCTATGTCCAGACTGTGATAAGGCTCGCTAAAAATAATCTCTGCTGTTCCATTTAAAGTATCATTATATAATTCTTGCGCTTCATTAGATTTTTTATAAGTATGTACTGTCAGCCTGATTCCAGTAACAATATCAGAATGCTCTAATGTAACACCGGAAAACACTTCATCCGGCAAGAATTCACCACTCAAAGCATTCTCCTGTGGATATATAACAATTCCATCATAATTGCTTGTATCTGCAATAGCTCCAATAGCAAAGCATATATATACTAATGCGTTTCTCTTTGTGGTATACGGTATGTAACCATAAAGCGGAATATCCGAAAATGATTCATCCAACAAATAATTAAAATCTTCATTCTCAAATATTTTCTCTAATACTTCAGAAACCGGCTGGCCTGTATATATTCCTCCAGCAAATTCATTACCATCCAACACCCCCACTGCATCATGCGCGTCCATATGGTAATCCGTTTTGTTTTTCCTGGCACCGTTTTTAAGATAAAAATTTCCTATCAACTCACCGTTGAAATATAAAGTAAGTTTCTGCTTTTTCTGTAAATCAAACGGTATATCGGATGTTGTCCTGACCGTGAAATTCAAGGTGTTAATACTTATGCTTTCTGATATTGCATTGATTTCTTGCAAACAGTTTCTTTCCAATAATTCGTTGTCCAGAAAATCACGGTATATTCCATAATCTATTCTGGTAACAAATACTGGCCTTATGGGTTTTGATGTCTGCAAAAACGTGATTTCAAGTTTATTATATCCTCTCACATAGTTATTACAAAAATATCGCACTGATTCCGGGGAAAACTCCATATCTGACAATAGGTTATTATCCGCGTACCACTTTACTCTCATTCGTGTGCAATAATCTCCAGACATCATATTAAAAGTAAAAAGCAGTCCTACACTGGTGAATTTTTGATTAAAGGTTACTGTCAGCATGGGGGATTCAATTAACTTTTCAGTTGTTGATTTAGGATATAAAAACATTCCTGGATGCAAACCCATTTGGGGCTTAAGTCCTTGGCTTTGCTTAACATATCCGAACAATCCTTGTTCATTTGATACTTCTGGGCTTATATATCCATACGGAAGCGGATTATCTGGAAAATTGATATACTTTCCATTCAGCAGAGAAAACCGTGGAAAGCATAGAGCATATCCAGGATAAGAAATATCATCTCGCTTTAATTCTGGAAATTCCTGCTCTGTTATTGTCCCACGCGGATGTAAACCAGGGCCTGGACGAAGTCCTATTCTCGGTCTTAATCCAGGTCTTGTAATGGATGCTGTACTATTTTCTTTGGCATAAGGGGCCAAGTCATCATAAACAATCTTTAATCCCTCAGTATTCTGTTCTGCATCAGATAATATGGATTGCTTTAAAAACACATCACGGCCTCCTCTGCGGCTCCATAGCGGTAAAGGTAATGGATAACCCGGTCCAATGGTTACGCTCACCTTCTTTTCCGTTCTTGTTGATTTTTAAATCATCATCCCCGCTCGTTATGTATGCTTCAAACTCTTTGGTAACTTGACCATATGGAAATACCATATTATGAGACTCGACCGGAGCGGAGATAATTTCATAAAATGTATCATAGTCAGCTGGGTTACTTCTTTCTGCATCAATATCAAGCGTATAATTATAAAATGTACCGATAATATCACGGTGCATCCTATAAGACTGCAAACGTCCAGAATTTTCACTATCTGCGACCGAAAAATTTCGCTTTAAGGATTTTACCCATAGGCGGAGATTAACTCCGTCTATGGTAAATACTCCGTTCCCATTCTGAGCCATTATACGCTACCCTCCGTGACCATTCTTACACCCACACGGTTCTTTTCGTTGTTTCCAAATTTGACTACAAGCTGACCAAATCTTGTACCATCAAGTATTAGCTCCGCTTTAGCAATCTGGTTTCCACCAGATATATTGCTTTCTGCCAGCGCTTCCTTAAGTGCTTGCTTCATAGTTGATAGCGGAGACACAACTTCTGTTTCACGGTTGTTATCTCCCAAGATAGCAGCAAACATTCCTGCCCGCGGTGGTACTACTGTACCGGTTGCAAGCATTGGCATTTTATAGGGGACTGCTGCATAGGCAGACATGGGGTAGGCACTTCTTCCTCCATACCCACCAGAATATCCGGCAGATGCAGCACGCTTACCAGCATTAATTGCTATTGTAGCAGCAGCTATTCCAGCAGCTAATGAAGCAGCTACAACACCAGCGCCTACACCACCAGCTAATGCTCCTAAAGCGACTGCAAGAATTCCAACTGCCGAAGCCGCTGCAAGAATACTTGCTATAACTTTTTCTGTTGGAGACATGTTGTTCCAGTTCTTGGCCAACACAGCAATCAGCGATATTATGCCTGATATAGCAAGGACAAGGGGATTTATATTTGATACGGTTCTTGCTAAAAGTGAAATAACACGTTCTCCAATTGCTAAAAAGCCTCCAAGATTGCTTATTAATTGTCCTATTCCCAATACAAATTCTGAAAACTTCCACGCTGCAAAAAATGCCAGTACTGCAAGTGTAATATTTTCCACCAATGTCTGGTTTTGACTTACCCAATCCGAAAATCTAGTAAGCCATTCTACAACTTTTTCCAATGCGGCTATAATAACTGCTCCCGTCCACTCGCCTAATGGTTTTAAAAATTCTTCCCAGAGCCACAGACCTAATGGCTTAAGTGCTTCAACCACACTATGTACTGCTTTCAACGCTGATGCAATTAAATCAAATATTTTTGGTAATGCTTGCTCTATTCCCCATTTTGCAATAGGAAGTAGTACATTGTTAAGAAACCATAATAGTAAGTTTCCAACATCTGATACAATAGGTTTTACAGCAATCAAAGCCCTGTCAAAGCTTTCCAGCAAAGGTGAAAAATCCAAATCCGCAGACCATTCTTTTAAACTTTCTGATGCTTGACGGAAAAATCCTGTTATTTCAAGAATAATATCCCCAAGGTGCCTTAAAATGTTTGTGCCAGTATCGCCAGATACCCACGCCTTATCAAAGTTTGTAACTAGATTACCAACTGTATCAACCAGATTTGCAAAAGTAATTAGTAAATCATCCGTGATTGCTTTCCCATATCCCTCTACATTCCACACCTGCATAAACGATGCGCCTACATCACTTGCAAGCTGCTTAATAGCAGAGAATGTGTTTTGCAACGAACTCATTACCTGTGGGCCATTTTCAAGCCACGATTCCTTAAGCGGGTCGAACAGTTTCCCGAGCGTATCCTTTATAGCCTCTGCCTGTAGCTTAATATCATTGGATACTTCTTCCGTGGTAAACATATCCTCTGGTTTAAGCTCGTTCTTTTCTTCGCTTTTTTTCTTTCCTGTTGTTATCTGTATCAGCTTGTCAAATGGTGCTAATGCCTTTTCTGTTTCTTTGGCTGCATCCTTGGTTTCGTCTTTGGTCTTATCCAGACTATCCGCATAATCCTGCTGAACTTTAACCGCCTTGACAAATGTATCCTTTCCAGTTAATGCCGCCAGCAGTTGCGCCGTCCAGGTGACGGCCTGGGATAACAAATTGATGAACTGTGCCAGGGCTGGAGCTGCGTACTCAACCAACGGGGAAAAGGCTGTGCCAAAGGAGTTTTTAAGCTGGGTCATACTGGACATTAGCATGGATAATGCTTTATTGGTATCATCTGAATACTGGGCCAGATTATCCATACCTTCTTTTAATCCGCCCGTTACTGCGGAAATGGCACGGAATACAGTGCTAAATAAGATAGATGTTGCAAGCATTCGGCCCAATCCCATTCGTGCACCTCGGGATGCTTTCTCAGTACCTTTTAATGATTTATTGAGCTTACTTCCACTTTTGCTTGCCTTCTTTTGCTCATTATCAACACCGAGCAGCTTTTTTTTGTAATCCTGCATTGCTTTTTTAGCCCGTTGCAATCCTGCTAATGCCTTGTCATATGGCGCATCGCCAAGTCCATAACCAGCCTTTTCAGCGTAATACAATGCATCTTTATACCGGTCCACTTCATCTTGCAAATTGCGTACACTTGGTGTAAGACTTTGTATGGATTTAGAAGCAGATGAAAATGTATGTTTCATAATGCCTGGAATATCCTTAAAAGCCTGAGGTAGCAATTTTATATAATCCATTGTGCCGGATAGCGTCCTTTTGATATCTTCGCTGCCTGTTTTTGCACCATCCGTATTGATTTTAGTATCTATTAATACAGTTCCATCAGGTTGCAAAGATATCACCTCACTTTAGCAACTCTGCAAAATAATCAAATTCTTCTTTAGATTTGTCAGTGGATTTTTCAAGTTCACATAGCTTTTTATTGTTCTGTAAAAACTCCTGCTCCCACTTTTCTAAGCGCTTCCCTTTTGACAGTTTCTGCCGGATAGAAAGGACCTGAGAAAACAATCCGTCCCCAATTTCCATGAACCATCCGTAGAAAGTCCACCAATGGATTATCTGGCATCCGCGTGTTTCAAACCCTGCAATCCTGTTAACCGCTGGGAAAATAATTCCTGCGTCCTGTTCCCAGTCAATTACACGCGGTGATGGAGTATCTTCATGCACCACACCACAGTCGATAAACCATAATGCTTTTTCTGCCGCTTCTGTTAAATCGTGCGGAGGCGGGATAACGGGCCAGTAAAGAATTTCAAGCATTGCTTGTGTTTTCTCTGGGTCAGATAATTCTTCATCTGCAAAGGCTGATAAAATATCTAATATTGCCCGGAAGTCCTCACGAATTTCATAGTCTATTCCATTAACAGAGAGAGAATATGGGAGGGACCACGCTGCGCTCATTTTACGGGAAATGGGTATTTTCCCGGACCGGCATTATACGGTTGTGTATATTTTCCGGCCTTACTTTCCATTTCCGTAAAATTCTTACCGGTTTCCTGCTCTATGATTTTTTGGACACTTTCAAGTATTACCAGCGCCCAGGGGTCGCCATTTTCCATAGGGGTAAATGGACTGGCGATTTTGAAAAAACCGGAAGTATCGGCATTAAACAGATAATCAAACTTATCTTGCAGAGACTTTGCGTATCTGTTGATTGTCTCTAGGGAAAGTTCTTCCTTTTTTTTACTATCAAGAGTTTCTTTTAATTCCATCCACATATCCTCGAATGCTCTATACACATTCTGCTGCCGCTCGAATATGTCAAGGTCTGTTGGAACAAATTTAAAAGTTGCCAACACATCTCCATGCTGGTCAGTAAAATCGTAGTATTTAACCGGACTTTCAATATTTATTGGAATATTAGGCATGATTAATCTCCTTATTCGGACAACGAAGCAGGACTTGCCCCATCAGCCGTAAAAGCCATTGTTGTAGGGTCTACAGCGCCAAGAGTCCTATCACCTACATAATGCACTGTATGAGCTGCGGAAACACCTTTCAGTCCTCCTGCAAAGTCTCCCAACTCAACAACCCCCTCTTGCACCCATGCACGCATCTTTCCCGTGCTGTCGGTTTTGTATCGCTTTACACAAAGATATTTCAGCCGCAAATCTGACAGAGTTGCCCTTTCTTCCATAAGCGTATCTATCTTTTGAGCATATTTACTTTCGCCTGATACATTAGTCGGGTCCACTGTCATGCTTTCCGCATATCCGGTGATATCATAGTTATTATTTCCAAGCACATCCTGGCTTTCTTCCGTCTCTGGATTCATCGAAATCGGCATATCCTCAACGCCTTTTCCAATAATTTCAAGTTTATCTTTTGTGATATTTGTGGTGCTTCCATCAGTTATCCAAAAGACCATAAAGTCTTTTCTTTTTGCCTCTCCATCGGCATAAGTCCACGTTGCCACTGCTTTTCTCCTTTCAAACAAAAATAGAGCCATCACACAAGGCTCTGCGTCTTAGCGTCTGGCTCTACCATCTTTCAAAATCATATTTATATTCTATTGACACTGGAAGTATCCAGTCCTGCACACCACTTTCCTGCGGTTCCAGGCCATATGAGTTATCACGGGTAACTTTGGTTATCTTTCTTCCCTGGGATAATGTGGGATATTTTGATAATCGTTGCTCACTCCCATTAATCACAACCGGCTCCCGGCATAACCACTTTCCAAATGTATCAAGAAATTCCTGTATACTCATTTTCTGCCGCTCTTTTGTGGATGATGTACGGTATATAATATAGAAGGGATACTGGCAGGTCTGGCGCACTCCACCCAGTACATCCTCAGTCTCAGAAAAGATTAAGGCTCCATTATCTGCCGAAAATGCAATCCCACTATCCTCGCCCAATTCTTCAAACTTAACGGTTTCATTTTCATACAAACCGGGGAATTGATTAAGCAAGGCCTTTACAGCGATTGTCAGCACATCATATCCGCTTGCGTCTTTTCCTATTGGTTTTCGTTCATCATCCACGCTTTCCACCTCCAGCCGTTTTCTTTACTTGCTTTATCCACTCTTTACCATCTGCTTTTTTGGCTGCGTCAAACCATTTAGCTTGTGCCTTAGGATGCGCTGTTTTGGTATATTGTAAATCCTCTTTTGCTTTGGTTTTTCCGCTATACTGGCTAACCAGCACTTTCTTTTCACCTTTTTTTGCCCATGTACTGCCTGTCACTGGGCTAACCATAGTTTTGCCCAGATATAAAAACCAACTAGTAATTCCATAGGCAGCATACACTTTTCCAATTCCTTGTATTGTGGCGCTTGCGGCTCTGGTAACATCCACAAAATCGCCTGTAACCATAGGCATAAAAGGAACCATACTATTCATGACATTTCCATCAAGCTCATACTGCGCACGCTGGAATTGTTTATCAAATCGGGATAATTTGAGCGTAATCTTTATCTCTCCATCAACAACGGAAAAGCCTTTAAAATGTGTTGTTTTGCTCGCCATATTATTTCCCCAATATCTCAAAGTGAGGAATCACAGAGTATGGACCTCCAACAGAGGATACCAAATATACAAAGTCATACCGGTTGTTCATATAGGCATAAAAACCGTCACGATAATCTTCATCATTTACCGGACCACTATCCCATACTCCTTCCCAAAAAAAGCAATCGTCTGAAAAATCGAATGTAATGGTATCGTCCAACAAATCATTTACCTGTCTCCTCCACTCCTTCGGAGGGAGCCAGGGCAATACTTTGCCATCAGCATCACGGATTATCTGTTTACCGTCTTGTAACTCGTAGATTATGTGTAATTCGGCATTATCCGTGCTGTCTGGCCCATACTTTTTTAGTATTGCGCCTTTGTCAGTATTAAGGTCAACACCAGATAATACATGGGGATACCAAATACCAATGCCAGTTGTGGATGATTCATAATAGTTAAAAACAGTCACCGTGGCATTGTACATAAGGTATCCCCTCCGTTATTTATTCATCTGCTTATACATCTGGTTAACCCCCGTAGCCGCCAGACCAGACACAGCGCCTACCGCTACAGCCGTGATATAGTCAGTTGCCGGGAAATCTGGTATGGTTCCCATTCCAAGCGCGCCCAAAGCGCCACCCACTACAGCCATAATGACCGGAATCCATTCGTCCGGTATCTTCTTTGCCGCTTTGCATCCAAGACCAACCACATAGCTCAGAGTCACAATAGCTACACATGTTCCCAATGTTGTGATTTCCATTACTCTGTTTCCTCCAAATCAACACCTTCCATGACTGCTCTTGCCTCCAAAACGGCAATATAGTCAGTCATTGCGGCAATCTGAATATTATATGTTCTTCTCGGGCAGGTGGGCGTAAAATTCAGTTCTCCTTTATCCCACTTTTCCAGCATTGCTTTCAGCTTTTCGTACCGAATGACAATCTGGTAATATTCAGCCTCAAACCTGTCCTTATAATCTGCACTGTTCATCATCTGTACGGTGTCTTTTAATTCCATATCTACCCATTCCGGCGCACAGCAATGGAACGCCACTATCATCTCTTACTCCCATCAGATATACCTTTGCAGCATCATACAGGAGTTTATTGGTTGCCTGTTCATCCCCTGCCGCAGAGTATACAGTACTCCAGGCTTTAGCTCCGTTAGCTATTTCAGACGGGGATGCATAGCTGATTGATTCGGAACCGGAATTACGAGAAACAATAATTCCAGAAGATTTTCCATTGATATCTGTCTTAGAATCACTTCCAGCGGCGGCAGATAGCGCCTGTTTTTCTGCCAGTTCCAAACCATACAGTTTATCAGATACGGCACATACGGCTTTCTTGATTTTAGTTTGCGCTCGTTCATTGTCTGGGAGGCCGTCAACCAATCGTTCAAATGTTATAGTGTCAAGAAAGTCGCTTGCCCGTTCTGCCTGCTTATCAAATGATTGGGAATCCGGTATGTCGCTGCCATAGTATTTTGTTGTGTAAAACTCATAGTCTGCATATGCCATGCCGGATTCTCCTTTCTTTAAGAGCGAGACGTTACATCGTCATTTCCAGATTTCAACGCCTTATATGTATTGTCACACTCAACTACTGTGATATGATTCCCGGTCGTTGCCTTGATATCAGTTTTACCGTCCCATGCTGTCCACGTCTTTACATTCTGACCATATTTCACTTCTGGAGCGGAATCAGCTGCCACTTTGTACTTGTACATGTGTCCTGTTTCGAGGGGAGGTTCAACGGTTAATTTTGTGTTTCCCGATGTACTTCCGGCCGAAGAAGTTACCGTCAGTGTTCCAAGAACGGGATTATCAGTAACATCAACAACCGCTATTCCGTCAATATATTCTGCAAACAAGGTCAAACCCATGATTGCAAATGCTTCGGAAACAGCTGTATTGTAGTTCCCCTGAGTATGGAATCCGATAAGGTTTGTCTCCCCGGCTCCAGTGGTATATACCAGACCCGCCCGTGCAAAATCGCTCTCATTTGGGTCAACATAGTACATTACAATGTTTTCCACTGGTGTAGCTATTACCTTTCCTCTTGCAATTTCCGAATCGGACAGCAGGAAGATTGTATTGAATCCCATGAAATCCTTAAGATACTGGAAACCAAACTGATTCTGCACGGTGATTTCAGCGGCACCTAGATACTGGTAAACATCCAGTATATTCACGAACCCAACCACACCTGTAACATTCCGGTGCATCTGTTTGAATTTGTTTTCTACCATTCCTTTTGCCATAGCAAGGGCCATCTGGAAGGTGGTTTCTGTTCCGGTAAGCGTGCCGGTATTCAGATATGTATAAAATCGTTCTGTTACATCCGATTGAAGCTGGAACAAAAATTCATCGTCTGTCATCTGAACGGCATTTTCATAGCCGTGGTCTTTAATTGCTTCAATGGAAACGGCCTTTGCATACTTCTCAATGGTCATTTCCGCATACGTCTTTTCCTTTACTGTGAATTTGCTGTAAGGGATTTCCTCTCCTTCGCCTACAGCACCGCTCTGTAAAGTTCCTTCTGCGTATTTGCTTTTCAACACCGCGCCCGGTGTTTTCTTAATAGGACGCATAATCCCCAGGATATCCCGGAGGTGCTGCCAGTTCCTTTCAAAGCGTGTTACAAAATCAATTTCGCGAGCCGTAACCTGTATGTCTGCACTTGTAATTAAATTGGCTTTTGCTGCCATTACTGTTCTCCTTTACCGAATAAATGTAGGTTACTGGCGATTGCAGACTGGCGCTCAGACGGGTCTTTAATCGCTTCAATATCCTTTCGTGTCATAGTTCCTGGCGTATTCTGCTTACCTACTGGTGCGGTAAACCTCGCCATGTTCTGCTGTACCTGCTGCTGTGCATCATCAACAAAAGCCGAAGCATCTTTTTCTTTCATTTGAGACAAAAGGTCATTCAGCCCCAGAATTTTACCATCTTTCAGTTTTAAACCGGCCTCTTTTACTTCTGCCATAATTGCACGTTTAGCCGCTTCGCTGGAAAACTTAATACCCTCAAATTCCGTTTTCAGAGCGTCCGAAAAGTCACGCGCGTAAAGCTGCTCCTGGGCTTTTTTCTCGGCTTCCGTAGCTTTCTGTTTCCAGTCAGATATTTCCCTCTGCATCGTCTCCAGGTCAACCCCTTCAAAGCCTTTCAGCGTTGCTTCTGCTGCTTCTGCTTTTTCTTTCCAGGTATCCCGGTCCGCGCTCAGATTGTCGTTTTCTTTCTGCAACTTTTTGAGGTCTTTCCCATTTTCAGCCATGACAAAAGATATCTGTTCCTCTGTCAATCCCTGTGCTTTTAATTCTTCGGTTTTCATTGATGATTCTCCTTTTCCGTTATTAGGTTATTTGTAGGTGTGTAACCGTCCACCAACGGTTGCCATTTTGTAGGACTTGACTTGTCCAAAAACGCACATGCCGGAAATTGCATCCGCTTTTCAACCTCCAGGCTGTTCACGCTATGCGCTAGAACCTGTTTCTTTTAAGGACATGTGCTATAGGAGGGAGGTCAATATAAAGAAAGAGCCAAACAAACTCTTGCATCTGTTTGGCTCTGCGTCTGGCGTCTGGCTCTAAAGTTATGTTGCAGGTGATAAACCACTTTTATCTAAATCACTTGCTTTTCCTTTTGCAATATTCATTATGGATGTATTCTTGCATACAGGGCAAAATACGGGAAGGTTTTTCGCAACCGTATCTGGTCGTATTTTAGTCCGAGTTTTATTGTTACATATAGGGCAGTACACCCAACTGTCTTTTACCATGTTTTCACCCTTTCTGCTTATTCCTACTCCTATTTTACCGTATTAGAAAAAAATAATCGTCCCCACATTTTGTAAGGTTAGATATCCCCTCTCATTATACCAGATTATTTTACTCTTCGTATCCCCACATTTTAACTATGTACTAATTGATTGTTTCTCGTTCTTATGATATAATATTGAATATAGAAAGGGGTTACTTAATGACAAAAAGAATTGATTTAACAGGTCAAAAGTTTGGAATGTGGACGGTGTTGGAATATCTGGGAAATTTGTATTATCTATGCCGTTGCGATTGCGGAACGACACGAAAAATCTATACCGGAAATTTGCGTAACGGAAAAACAAAATCTTGCGGATGTGCCAATAAAGATGATTTTATAGGTAAGAAAATCGGAAAATTAACTGTACTGCGAAAGCTTCCGAAAACAAAATCATATACGCAATATGAATGCCAATGCGATTGCGGGAAAATATTTGTTACCAGTGATAATACTTTAAAATCCAAATACAACAAGTCATGCCCCGATTGCCGAAAATCAAGAGTAGAGGACATTTCAGGAAAGCGATTTGGAAGATTGGTCGCTATTCGATATGCCGGAAAAAGCAAGGGAAATCAAACTTTATGGGAATGTAAATGTGATTGTGGGAATATAAGTATTGTTCATCAACAAGATTTGACAACCGGGCATACTAAATCGTGTGGATGTTATAGCAGAGAGTCCATAATACAAAGAAATAAAACTCATGGAGATACCAAAACCAGGATTTATAGAATATGGAGCGATATGTTGTTTCGCTGTAGCAGTGTAAAACATGATTCGTACTATTTATATGGTGGAAAAGGGATTTCTGTATGTGACGAATGGAAAGATTACAATAACTTCAAAAAATGGGCTTTAGAAAACGGGTATTCAGATAACTTATCCATTGATAGGATAGATAGTTCAAAAAATTATGAACCTTCAAATTGTAGATGGGCTACAATTATTGAGCAGAACAATAATACAAACAGAAATTTGATGTTTGAAATAGACGGAACAACGAAATCTCTTGCGGAATGGTGTAGAGAATACAATGCTTCTTATGCAAGAGTACATAGTCGCATATATAGCGGGTGGAACATTATAGATGCTTTGACACGTCCTGTACAAATTCATCATAAAAAGGCAGGAAATTAATCCTGCCTTTTGTATTACATCATGTTGCGCAGTTTGTCTATATAGCGCTTCATGACCTCCCTTTCCTCTCTGCATTCGGCATCGGCACTCATTTCCCCGATTTCATTTGCTAAAGCGTCCATATGCTCTTCCAAGGCTGCAAGCATACGCCGCTTACAATCTTCATCTTTTCCGCCGTTTCTGTAGCTCTGCTTCTGGTTCATGTAGTCATCATAGGCCGGTCCAGTGGCGCGACTGTAATGACCTCTGACGTAATGCTTTCCACGTGTGCCGCGATATGAGCTGTCATTATCATAGTCCTGCGACATTCCGTCAGCACGGCTATAACGTCCCATGCTGTCGCGCTTGCGGCGCGCTTCGCTGTATTCTCCGCCGTCCATTTCATCCATTACCTGATTGTAGTACTCTTCTTTGCACTTCCAGTACTCCACATTCTCCATGTCTTTCCACATGTCAATCAGTTTGTATGCGTTTTCAAGGTTGCTGGTGTTCAGGCCCTTCTCCGCAATATTGTCCAGCTCTTCGTGGATTTTTTGCATTAATTTATAACTCATAGCCTTACCTCCTTAACCTATTCTGCTAACTACAAGGTTAGCGTCTGATACTGTCGCCGCTGCGGTTCCAACGTTTTTCACCGACAGTGTAGCGCAACATGGTTTGCATACTCGTACTTCTACAGTTGCGGAACCATTGATTGTTGCGCCAGCGGCAACTGTGTTCTGGATTCTTGCACCGGGAATGCCTTCGCCGTCCTGCTGTATTTCAAAAATTACATCTCCTGCCGCAGCTGCGGAAAAGTTTCCGTTAAATCCTACACGGTACAGGCCAGGAAGTAAAACTACTCTCCCAGAAAGCGGCTCATGTCTTATATTTGGACAATTGCAAGAATATATCCGATTTGCTGCAAACAAAACACTTGCATTGACTTCAACGGTCTGTGTGCCAGCAGTTACAAAATCTGCCATAATAATTCCTCCTTATATGCACAGAAGGGCAAGCCTGTGCCTACCCCTCCATGTGTGTAATACTACTATTCAGTAGACATGTCCTTTTCGGACAAGATACGCAATATGCGGTTGTTTTGGTAGATAACCTTTTCCATGTATTCTTTATTTTGCTGTTGAAGCGCCTCCATAATATCATTATTAGAAGCTTCTCCCAAAAGCAAAAACACATCAATCATTTGTAATGCTGCTGCATATAAAGCAAGATTATCGTAAAACTGTTCGTTTCGAGTTAGCATCCGCATCCAGCATTGCACCCACAATTAGATGCATATGGATATGGCGCCGGTACTGTATAAGCCGGTACAGGCTGCGGCTGACGAAGCTGGGCAACGATTGAGTTACCAACCGCATCAATAAAACCATTCTGGGAAGTCTGACTTGCCTGGAACCTAAGTGTCTGATTCTCTGCCTGTAAAGTGGAAATCTTATCTTGGGTTAAGAAGTCAAGAATAGCTCTTGTGTTGCTATTGTTATTGTCCAGAATATCTCTGGTTGCAGTCTGAATGGTATTTCTGGTATCACATGACTGTGTAGCCAGATTGTAGTTTACGCCGTCAATTGCGCGCTGTGTCTGGCAGCAGCAATCCTGGAGCTGATAGCCCATCTGGCATAAGCTCCGGTCAACACCATTGAATCCGCTAGTAATAGTGTTGTTCAGTGCGTATGTGCTGTCACAGATACCCTGCTGGATACCTCTAATTCCGTTTTCTATACCATTCAAAGCAAAGCCCTCATTGATATCTGCTCTGGTTGCAAGACCCTGGAGTCCTGCGCCATTTACACCGTTTCCGCCAAAGCCATTGCCCCAGCCTCCACCAGCAAATAGAAAGAGAACGATAATCCAAATCCAGTCGCCCCACATACCGTCACCATTTCTGTTATTGTTTCCTGTAGCGGCTGCAATGTCCGCTAAAGAGTAACCACTTTCCATAAATATTTACTCCTTTAAAATTTATTTACAAAATCATGCGCATTGATTTGTGTACTATTTTTTCATGCCCCCAAGCATCTGCTGAAACTGCTGGGCCATCTGTTGTGCCTGGTCTAACTGCTGCTGAGTTATCTGCCCAGACTGTAGCATCTTCTGCACTTCTTCCTGGGGATTCCCTTTGAAGTTGTTCTTAAATTCCATAAACTTCTGAATCATCTGCATTGGGTTGTTTCCCCCGCCCATTCCAGGCATCATGCCGCCCATTGGTGAGCCGCCGCCCAACATGCTAAATAATGGATTCATATATTATTTCCCCTTTCCGCTTGGCGCTGTGCTGGATTCTAAAAGGCCATATAATTCATCATATTTTGCCTTTAAATCCTGATACTCGTTTCTGGTAACATACTTTTCATCCAGATTTTCAGTCGGTGCAATTTCCTTCTTCTGACCATTTACAATCTCTTTATATTCAAAAGTGCGGAGTGTTGGCATCCCTGCTGCATCGGTTGTCTTAATATAAAAATACTCATTTTCGCTGTCCATCAGCAATATGGATGTGCTGGGCGCTACTAAATACGACTTTGCCCCGGCCTCACCCTGCACCCATAATATTCCCTGGTTGGTCTGCGGGACCTGTGGAACCTGCGTCTGTTGCGGCATCTGGTATGGTGCCTGTAGCTGCTGCAATCGGTCCATAGGTGGTTGCATCTGTGGTTGATATGGGTATGCGTTTGGATATGTATTCAGATAGTTTGGATTGATAAATGGTTGCGGCATTAAATCCCCTCCGTTCTTTTATAATCCAATTATCCCATAAAAAATAAGCCTCTGACAGTTCGTCAAAGACTTATAAAAGTATCATGCAAGTATCAGCATACTCTAATTATTTTATTGTTGACTTTTCGGCTCAATCTCTTGGCTGTGGATACACTTACATTCATTAGTTCAGCGCAATATTCCAAAGGATAATTTTTAGCCCGGTACTCAAACAGCGCCCGTTCTTCATCCGTAAAGTTACAATATGTACGAAAATAATTTAGTTCTGGCACTGTAAAGTCATATACCTTCAAAGCAACGCTCCTTAAATACCCTCTGACAAATGCTTTATCATAGCTTCTTTGGTTTTTTTTAAACCCTCTATGTTGTTACCGGTTATACGATTATCAATTAATGCTATCATTCCCTGGCATAAAAGAGATTGCATATCTCTTATTTCTTGGATAGATTTATAATCCTTTTCCACATTTATTTCTAATTTATCCACTCTGTTTTTTAGCTTAAATGCCGGGTGAAACAATTTATATATTACGGTTCCTGCTCCTCCAAGAGTAATAAGCCAACCGCATACAACCATAATAGAGTTTAATGTTTCCATAAGTTATCGCCTTTCCCAGTAGTATATTGGTATTTCTTGACCGCTGTCCCATGTGTCCCAGTAAAATCCGTCCACAACCGTTACCACATGACCATCAAGCCCAAGAACAAACACTCCGTTTTGGTGGTCTGCCGAAAATTCTTCCACGGTATAATCTTCTGGATATTCGTCTGGTATAATGTTTCTCCGAAACCCGTTGCGCCTGAGATATGTCCCCCACACGCTGTTAGCTGACGGCATATCTGATTTCTCGCACGCCACCACCATAACGCCAGCAAAGGCGGTTTCCCAATCCTGTCCGGTTGCTTTGCAAATTGCACGTATGGCACAGTCGCCTACACGCTGATTACGGACTGGGTTAGGGTTATATGGTTTCCATCTATTCAAATTCATTCCCCTTTCGCATTTTGATACCGCCTTGCAGCCCCTCTGGCCTTTGCAGCCTGTTCACGGCTCCAGCGGGCAATCTGTAATCTCTCTGACTGAGTTCTAAGGTTATTCTCCTTACAAAACTCGCTGTATACCCCATTCTGTCGCTGAAGCAGATAGGACTTTTGGTCAAGCGCCTGCTGTAGCTCAAACTTTGCCGCCTTGTCCTGGCATTTCTCTACGGCCTCTTGCAGGCCCATAACCTCGCGCTTGGTCTTGCGGATGCGGCGTTCAAGCGTTCGCTGGCGTTGCTCCTTTTCGTACTGATTTCGATTTTCCTCTGTGTCTATTGGGTCATACGGATTATTTTCTCCATCACTTGGGCCAAAACTATGCCTGCAATTTACTCCACATAGCCCGGTAATATCTCCATACCCTGTAGAATAGTAGAAATCCGGAAATCTATGTCCATATTGTGGGAGGCTGTAGAATTTTCCTTGCCAAAGTTCATGATTCTCTGGTATTCCTCCAATATTTCTTGCGCCTACATGTGCAGACACAAGCACGACTTCCCATTTCATTTCTTCCATGCGCTTCAATGTTATCTGTGCTGTTGCCTGTGATATACCTGTCCGCACAGCCCGCGCCGTAGCTGTTTCTATCGTGTCATTTCTTATGTCTCCAGTATTTTTGCTTCTGTATTGAATAAGAGTAATACCCCCACTGGTCACATTTTCTACGGCCTCTTTAACTGCTTGTGTGTAAGATGTTGCTCCACTCATAACTTTGTTATAGGCCATATCGCACTCATTAATAAATAATCTTTGAGCAGATTGCGCCGTTGTCCTAGTGTAGTTTTTCCATTCCCCCAGCGTTGCCCGATAATTCCGTTCCATCAGCCGGATAAGCGCCGGGGATTGCGTCAGCGGCATAGGGGACAGTCCGGCAGCTTGGTATATCTTATCGTCATATTTCAAAGCCTTGATTCCCGCCTCCTCCATAGCCGCTTTGATTTCTTTTTCCTGTCGCTTAGTGATTTTGGATAACTCTGCCGTTATGTCCTCCAGCAGATATCCTGCATCCTGCAATATCTGTATTCGCCATCGGTCAGAGGAGGTGAGCAGGTAATCATCGCCGCGGCCTATGCGTATCATCATGCGGTCTATTATCTGACGGATAATGTATGTATGAAGCTGTGAGGCTATTTCTTCGCTTCCTTCTGCGATTCTTGCAAGGTAATCAGGGCTTAACATTTACTCTTCCTTCTTTCCCTTATGTCTAATCGACCATTCAAATACTTTCGGGGCAAATGGACCAAGTGGTATATTGAATACTATCCAAATTAATAAGCTTCTCAATTTATTCCTCCTCAAACATCCTAGGTCCATCCTTCGGCTGTGCTTCCTTTACCATAGCTTTTGCATCTTCTTCAGATAATCCTTCAAACTTCCGAAAATACATCCAGGCCGGCACCTTTCCCTGCACAACATACTGCCACCATCTTGCCCGGTCCTCTTCACGGTTGTATGTAATGTCCCCAAAATCATATGTTATTTCGTAGTTTCCGGCTGGTGCCAGTCCGTACAGGTCAGCATATACATTGAGCGCATATATTGCCCCGTCAAGACAACTTTCCAGTTTGTCGCGCACATCCTTGATTAGCTGTATGGTTCTCCTGTCGTCAGCCTCTACCTGTGTGGCTGTGACCATTCCTGTTTTTTCATCAAGCACAAAATACCCATTGGAATATCCACACTTAAATCCCACAAATGAGAGTAGGTTGTTTATTCCGGTAATTCTGATATCAGTATTCAACGATGGAACAATCTCCTGATAGAAAGACTCTGTTCCATTTCCAAATACATTTTTAACATAATGAGGAAGCTTTTCATTGCTCATGCCAGCATAACGGCTTTTAATGTTTGTACCGCTTCCAAACATCAGCTGGTCATCTGCCAATATGATTTTCTCACTGTCAAATATTTCACCCACGTTTCGGCTATATGCTATATCAAGGTCCTTTAATTCTTCTATGGCCTCGGCATACATCGGTAATCCCAAAGGTGATGAAATATCCAAATTATTAGCCTGTGGAGTGCGGAGTATTCCAAACATGGGACCATCTATTTTATCATTGTTTGCTTTAAGTATAGGTGGAGTCTCTGGAAGTAAGTCGGACCACTTAGTCCTGTTTAATGCTATCGGTTCCCCCACGCTTTTTGCAGAGTGAGACACATAGGCTCTATTGGATATGTAATATGGGTAATAGGTGTTCTCCCCATCCTTAACCTCAACAAACCGATGATACTCAAATCTGGTATAATACTTATCATTTTCGCTGTAACTATCCTTGAACACAATCCCATAGATACCTTCATTGTCGCAGTCTGTAATGATAAAATCCATGGGTGTGAATATGTCCAGTCCCTTACCATTTGGCTTAAGGATGATTGTGCCGTAGGCCATACCATACTCTACCCAGTGGCGAATCTGGAAATATATCTTATCAATCTGCTCCTGGAGCCATTCCGCCCGCGCGCTCCCATCAATCTGTATTCCGATTGCCAAAGTAGCAAGCCGGGCCGTCTCCGAGCATATAGCCTTTGCAAAGTTGATTGTCTTAACGTTATCGTCAGCGTTCACCCAATAGGGCGTACCCCGGTAGATATTGGCGCACTCTGCAATCTTGCTTTCCATCTCCGGGGATACCACTGATTCAACATTAAAATCCTCTTCTGCCTGTCGTTTGAATATCATTCCTATCACCTTTTTAGCCCATGTTATTAGTCCCATTTACTCACCTTATAACTTGCTTTAACTTTTCTATGCACTTTTTGCAGAAATGTATATCTCCCGCAATATCGGTTGCACATTTGCTACATATGCTCTTGTCGCATGTATTAGTAAACCACCTAAAGCTATTTTCATAATCAGTACTTCCATCTTCATTTTTCAAATGGAATGTTCTCATTCTTCCTGTCGGCATATCACAAAGGAATTCCGCTTTATTCTTACGGCATATCTGGCATCGTTCATTTGCTGGAAGTATTTTTACAATTTCACTCACTATTAATACCCGCCCTCGTTCTCGCAAAACCATTCTTTCAATTCAACATGCGCTTTTGCAAAACACAATTCCATATCACAATCCTGCACGTTCAATATTTCAATGTCTTTTCCACTTTCTCCACACCCTTTTTTCCAAATGTGAATACCCCAATCTGTAATTTTTGAATAATATATATTCATATGCATAGGATACTTGTTTACTTTATCATCGAAAAACTTTAAAAAATCACTCATTATGCACTGTTCCCCCTTCTCATTGACAACGGGCTTGTGGCATAACGAAGAGCGTCAATCCAGTGATTATCGTGGTCCGGGTAATTGTCAATTGCTTCTCCGTTTTTATCCACATCATGTTCATATTCCACAAATTCTTTATACGCTTTTGGCGTTCTTGCAGGGTCTATAACAATAGTTCTGCATTGTAGCCATTCAAATGTACGCCTTACACTTCCAGGTCCTACGATAGCCATTCTGGCGGGTAATCCTGCATCTCTAAAATCATTTGTATGTTCTTTTTCATCAGCTCCACAGTAAATGGTATAATCATCATATCCTGCATCTAAAATCTTTTGCGCCATTTCTGACACACGAATAAGCGGACCTCCCATTTCGTCAATGAGCATAATTTTTTCTGTTGCATGACTATATGAACATCGTATAAAGGCTTTTGGGTCTGGCTCCCATCCCCAGTCTTGTCCTTGGTATATCTTTTCTTGCCTTTTAATTTCTTCGTCTGTTATGGTTCTTATTTCTAAATACTTAAATATCTCTGTTCCAAGTCCAATAGGTATCCCAAGATATTCATGTTTATATGCTTCTGGCTTTGCTTCTTTAAGATGCTCTGCTTCTTCTATAAACGGCTTTTCAAGCCAGTCCTTCGGCACACTTAAATATGTACTGTGATGTACAATCCTGTTTTCCTTTGGTTCCGCTGCATAGTTATTAGCCCAATTTGATTTACTAATTGGAGGATTAAATGATTCAAACATAAATCCAAGTTTTCCACCTCTTAAGGCAGACTGTCGAATACTTCTCATTTCTTCCGGTCCGTCAAATTGGTCTAATTCTTCTAGCCACAGACAGCCAATATATCCAAATTCTGGCGTAATTGATTTTATCTTTGTAGGGTCGTCTGCACCACGAAAATATATTTTTTGTTTTGTGGACTTAAGTGTAATTTCATACGGGCTAACTGTAGAATTAAATTCTGCATCAAGCCCTTGCTTCTGTATAGCCCACTTTATTTTTGCATATACACTATCCTTTATAGTTCCATATACCTTACGGCATACAAGCGCGTGAACATCGTGATTATTCTTTAAAATCTCAATAATCATCATTGCAATTACTGATGATTTGGCTCCTCCACGTCCACCCTTAAAAGTAAATTCTGTGTATTCTTGGTTTCTTATTTTTCTAACAGTAGGATGAAAGTTATCCGGTATATTATGTAAATCAAGATGATAATTTTTTGCATTTCTTGCTGCTTCTTCTTGTTTTTTACGTTCATCCTCGGCTTCTTTTATTCGTAATGCTTTTTCCAGGTCACTTGCAGCCTTAAGCTTATCTATCGTTGCTACATCAAGGTCAAACTGGTCCTTTTCTTCTCCTCTTACAATCCTACTACGAAACTCTTGTATTTCTTTGATAGAGCATATACGTTCGGAGTCAATTTGTGATTGGCGTTGAGCTATATAAGCAGAAACGTCTGGTTTCTTCAAGTTCTCGCTGCCTATTTTTGCTGCTGTCTTTTTGCTATATCCAGCTTTGACAGCAGCTTCAGTTACTTTCCCGCACTCTATGTAATAATCTGCAAACGCTTTCTGCTTCGGTGTAAGCTCCACTTAATCGCCATCCTGTTCTATATCACTTTCAAGCCATCCAATTAATTGTTCTTTTGTCCATGCGACAGATGCACTTTCTCCAATATTCATAATTATATCGGCAGCTGATTCTATATCGGAACATATTTTATCAAAATTAGTTTTTATTATTTTTCCCATCCCTTCACCGCCTCCCATATCTCCTGCAAGCACTTCACAATCTCAATCCCCGATGCACTCCGCAGTATTTCATAATCCCTTGTTTTCCACTCCCCATGCTTATCCTGCTGCAGCACAGGGGTGGTTAATATCCATATGGTTATCATGCGCCCCTGTTCCTCGCTGTAGAATTGATTGGTGGATATCTTGATTACAAGTCTGGTCTGCAATATGGCACGCTGGAGCTTTTTCATAATCGAATTAAGATTCATCTTTTCTTTTTGCCTCACGGTATTCTTTACATACTTCCATATGTGAACACCATACGGTTGCTGTTGTTTTTCTCGTAATATTAGAATCCATCATGTTTCTATATAATTCAGTTTCATTTTCGGCTTTTGCATTAATATGAATACAGTTTTCGCAGCATCTCTTTAATAGATTAATAATCATGTTTTTACCCCATGTGGTATAATAGTCTTATACTAATTTTATCATATGTGGTTAATGCAAATCGTCCCCACATTATTCTACACATGGTTGTGGTAATGATATTAGCATCCAAAGTCTATTTATATTAATACGAAAAAGTATTATTTTGATGCAGAAAACCCGGCCCCATCAGGCCGGGCATATATCGATTCTAAAACCCTTTATTCTCTATCACTTCCCTCTGCTTGATTTGCATCAGGAAATCACTTATGATTGAGAAAAATTCCTTCTCCTCATCCGTTTCCGCCTTGAAAATCAAGTCCAATGTATCGTGGATATCCATCCCTCGGCACTGCTCGTATAAGCGCTTCATCACAATATAATCATTGGATTCGGCGTCCTTCATAATGCGTTCCGGGTCACAGACCTTATGGATGATGTTCTCCAGTGCCTGGAACCGCTTTTCGGTCAACGCCCTAAGCTGGTCGCTGTACCGCATGGCGGAGCCTATATCCCGTTCCTTTATTGCCAGCCTTATCAGGTCGTGGGTCCTGTTGAAATCCTTCTCCCAGGCATCAGCCCAGTCCAGCAGGATTTCCTCCTGCCGCTGGTATGTATGCGTGGATTTCATTTTCTCGCCTATAGACTTAGTTTTCTTCTGCTGTTTCATATTTTCCCCTTGCTTTTTCGTGTCTGGTCCTGGTTTCTTGTTTTTAGTTTTTTATTAACTTTCTATTGGCTTTCCCCCGGACATAAATCCAACTGCAAATAGAGCTGCTATTTCATCGGATTCAGTCACCTTCTGAGGCATTTCATCAAAATGGATGTTTGATAATATTTTTTTCCCTCCGTTTAGCATTTCATCTATTTTTGAATCGTTTAATTTACTCAGATAAGATTCGTAGTCTTTAATCTTATCTGTCATCTTGTTAACAGCATCTGCGGCGGTCATGTATCCATGAGATACCCTTTCGTAAAATTCTCTTCCTATTGTTTGGGATGCGGGATGTCCTTTCTTTAAATCATACGCTATCTGTACATCCTCTGCATAAGCAAAAAATTTGCCTAAATTAAATACGTTAGCATTTTTCATATCATATGTTCCTCCATTCTAATTTTGTTCGCATTTCATTCCCATCCTTATTAATAGCATGGAAATATGGATTTTCTTTTCCCTCTAACAATTCATTTGGAGAATAGGTCCACCCCCATGGAGCTGTTAATACTATTCCTGTTTCGGTTTCATCACAGAGCCATCCTTCTGGTACCGTGTATTCCACTGGTTCACTTTCTGTTGCTGTCGGATGGGGATTTCCTCCGGTAAATACCGGACGTTTCTCAGCAGCCAGACATCCATAATTTATATATCCCTTAAAAGTTTTCATGTGTAAACCTCCCTTGATTAATGATTTACCTTTTGCTATACTTATATTTGAATCGAGGGAGCGGTGGCAAGCCCGCCCTCCTTTGGTTCTTGTTCTGTCCCTTACGGGACTTTTTTAATCTTCTAAGTACTGCTGAATATGTTCCAATACTCTGTCAATCTTTTGGTTTCTCTTTTCTGTCTCCTGCTCGTCTTTTGCTTCTTGTAAATCATCCTTGATAAAGTTCATTAGTAATTTAAGTTCTTTTTCCGATATAGCCATGTTTTCTTGCATGTCCTTCTTTCCTCCTTATTGTTAAGGACCTTGCCTTCCTTAACTATCTTTATTATATCACTATTATTCGTGATTGTCAATCTGTTTTTCACGGATTTTAGATATTATATTTTCTCTATCCTCCACGGTTTCAATGTATTTAATAATGTCTCGTGGTTGCATTTCAAGGATGCAGCACAAGCGATTAAGATTATCTAAAGAAATTGATGTGTCATTTTCTCTAAATTTCCGCATTGTGGATTGTCCGAATACGCCTGTTTCTTTAGCTATTGTTGTATTAACTCCTGCCTTTTTTAGTTCCTCTATTATATCGATTTTATATTCTAGCAATTCCATTTCCCCCTTTCATACTATCTCCTTCTATAATAAACCAGGTGTAAACAATTGTCAAATATTTTCTCTAAAAAAGGTGATTTTTTATATTGACATTCACGAATATTAGTGATATAATGTAGTCAGAAGTTAAAAGAACGGAAAACAAAAACAGGAGGAACAATAATGAAGAAATATAATTTATCAAAAATAATGAAAAGAGCATGGGAATTAGTAAGGGAAACAGCAATGACAATGAGCGCCGCACTCAGGCAGGCATGGAAGGAAGCAAAGGAAATGAAGGAAAATTTAGTTGATGCTTTAAAGGCAAACCTTGAGGCTATGGCTTATGGGGATTACCACATCAATGCTGGCGTTGACCGCCGGGTAGCTGTAAAGAAGTGGGAAAAGGAAGGGGCCAAGAGGGCGTACCTCACCATCAACTGCTTCACCGCAAATGGCCGCGGCAAAGGCTCCTACAAATGCGGTTACGTAGATTTAGTAACTAACCAGTATATTGTTGGTAAGTATGACGATGTAGACGCAGCCAACAGACAGTACATCGGAAGATAAACATATCATTCATCCGTCCCCTGGCGGCTTCCAAGGGAGAAAGTGAGGAAATGAAAATGAAAAAATATTCTAAGCTTGCAACCATATATGGTTTTATGCCTAACTCAGATTATAAAATTAATCGTATCACACTTATATGCGATACAGATTCAAATTACTTTTTTACTATTAAATTTTATGATAAAGATTTCGCGCTACCATGGTATAGGGATGGTATGGTTCCTGTGGATAAAAAAACAGCAGAATCATTCCTTTCTGAATATCAGAAGGGTAAAGATTCTGAATTGGAGGGACCTTTTCCGATTTATTATGCATGGAAGTAACAATTGTAAATAAGAATAACTAAAGAAAGGGGATAATTATGTATTCAGCAAAAATCTATTACACCAAGCAGCATCCTACTGCAACAGAAACCGTAGACAATATATTGAGTTGGTCTGATGATGGTGACGGTATCACCATTACATTCGGTGACCCAAAAAATCCCAAAAAAATAGAGCGTCATAAGGGAGTCATGGAAGATATACATATTTTCAGTGTAAATCCAGCATTCTTCTGATTGATCTAAAATTCTTCCGACACAACCTCGGAAGCAAAAATAAGGCCAAGGATTTATTCCCTGGCCTTATTTTTGTACCGCTGAAAATCTCATACAATTTTTTTCAATCCGCAGGGATGATATAACGTCTCTGAAACTTAAAATATGAAATCATAAATATAATATAACTTATTTCTACCCGCGCCGCTCAGTTTGGGAAGCGGTGACAATTACTGGCCCCATCTTCCACTGACTATAGTATATAACAGATGGGGCAGGAAATCAAGTTTATTTTACTCCGCCAGCCCTGGCCAGCGCGGCGCCCCGTCCTTATCTTCCCAAAGAAACAAACGTGTCCTACAGAAATCCGAATATAGAAAGCCTACTAGACAAAAACATTGCATTCGCAGAATATACTTGTAAATTTGTCAAATATAATATATAATACTTGTATGACTAAAAGTAAAGGAGAAGACATGGTACAACAATACAAAAATGTGTGGTTAATGTAAATCGTCCCCACATTTAAGCATATCCGTCCATTTTTCCTACTTGCATCCACTTTTTATCAAAATAATTTCCGTATCGATAAATATACCCACTTAATGGATACTCAGCTATTACTATCAGTGCTAATCATCCTTTCCACCTCCCAAACAATGTCATTAACCGCCTATATTCATCCAGCGTCTTTCTTTGGTACCCATAAAAATCATCCCGTTTGATTGGTATGTTCTTCCTCTTACTCAGCTTGTCATATCCGATGTTACCCACAAGGCTCTCATATATTTCCACTTCCAGGCCAGGAGCAGAGGATATGGCACACTGGAACAATGTAAGCTTATCTTCTACGCTGGCGTTCTGGCAGTATTCTTTTATGCGTTTAGCTTCATCATCAGTAATACCATAGTCGCTGTAGTTTTTATATCTGGTTCTCATGTCCATCCTTTCTATACTGCCACCCTTTCCCTAATGCTACGCAGTCTTCTATTATCAGTCTGAGCATAAAATTTCATTGTTACTTCCGAACTTGCATGTCCAAAAATTTCCTGTATAATTCCTATCTCTACACCGTGATTTCTAAGATTCATTCCTAATGTTTTTCTGGATTTGTGCGGATAAACCCTGCATGTAAGTCCTGCCCTTTTTCCTATGGATTTTATTATGGCTCGAAAACCGCAAGTAGTCATTTTCCCATATGGTTTCCTTGAACGCGGAAACATATATGGGCAATCATCTGTCCGATTGTCTAAGTATAGGCCATAATAATATCTTGCATCATCATCCAAATATATAGTACGGTATCTACCGCCTTTTTCCCCCTGAATTAATACATCTCCTGTTCTCATGTCTATCTGGTCCAGGGTTATTTCTGCAATCTCCCCTATCCTTGCCCCAGTACTTCGAAGTACCTCCAGCAAGGCTCTCTCACGGATATTTTTGCACGCATCCCTTAACCTTGCAGATTCTTCTGGGCTGTAGTAATCAATTGGTTTAATGGGTACTTTTTTAGCTGGTATAGACTCTACCGGATTATCTGTAATAAGCTTTTCAAGGCGCATCCATGCGAAGAATGCTGACAGAAATCTGCGCTCGTTATTATAGGTACTAGGCTGGTTTTTCTTTCCCCCGGCAGATACATTTCTAATTTCATACCGCGATAAATACCAATCAATATCAGTGGTATCCATCTGGTCCAGTGATTTTGTGCTTATCTCTGTCAGCAATCTTCGTATGGCATTAAGATAGTTTTGTTTAGTTCCTTTTGCCAAATCGCGTTTTTTAATCAGGAATAATTGTATTATGTACTGATTCCGCTGGCTTATATCATCTTTTCTTTCTGCCGGAAGAGTAGTTATTTCCTCCATATTTACCCTTACCAATTCCTGCTGCATTACATTTTGCAGAATGGTAAGAGTCTGTTGCTCCATGATATATAAGGACATTGCTACCAGTACATTGTTGATTATTTCAGCTTTAATTGTCTGTGTACTCATAATTATATCCTCCCATTCGTATTGATTTTCACGTCTGAGTGAGATATAATATACTCAGACGTATTTACGGGAGCGGTGGATTCATCTTGGCGGGTGACCATCGCTCAGTTTTTATTCTGTGCATATATGTTCCTCTATTTATTTTTCTTTAGTCGGAAAATATCAGTTTTGAAGACTATCTGCTATTTCTGTCGCAATGCGGTCACTGACCGATTTAATCACATTATCCTTGTCTATATTTTTCATAAGACTTTTAATCGCTTCATCAGTAACCTTTTCTCTTACCACCTTATCTACGGCTGTTCTCATGTAATCTTCCCAATCCCATTCCCGCATTAGAGTATTAATTCTATCTCCCATGCGCTTCTTAATCTGGTTTACCGCCCATTCTTGTAGTTCCTCTTCGTTAATTTCTATAGTCAAATCTGTTTTTCCCTCTTTCCTGGTTAAATATTAATAGGGCTTACACTGAGGAGTAGACCTACCGGTTGCAGTCTCCTATGTATCCCCAGATGCCTAAATTTTAATACTACTGATGTCAGTTTTGTTTAGTTGAAAATGCGATATTCACGCTCAATTCCTTATCTCCAAAAGTAAAAATCAAATCGACATTATCTGTATTATTTTCTGCACAATATTTCAACAAATCTGCTATATCATGCATAAATCCTTCTGAAAAATCTTTATCCATACATACCTCCTCTAAATATCAGTGGATTATCGCTTGCCCACATGTAGAGCAGTGACCTGTACTTACGCAATCTTCTGTTGTTGATGTGCCGCAATTAGGGCAAGGATAAAATCCCTTATCATGCGCGCATTTTTTGTAAATATCCTTTTGCATAGATGCTATGGCGATTCTATATGCCTCCTCGATGTCAGAAAAACTTTCACCATCATTAGGAATCGTTGTTTTCCGGCTAACAATTTCTATTGCCTTTTCAATTTTCATTCGTTACAGTCCTTTCAGGAATTTGAGTTTAAAGGCTCAAAATATTTTTCTAAATCTTCGTCTGGTATCTCTAACCATTCCATTGTTTCCAAATTATCAAGATGTACCCCGGCTCCTATGATATCTGTTTCATTATCACGTTCCCACGTACTTCCACAAGCGATTCCGACACGTCCTATGGTCAACATGCCTTCGTCAGTATAGCAATCAACTTTAAACGACTCTTTGCATCTATATTTCATTTCCATTTCCTTCCTAAATCCTAATTATTGAGCAAATCACCCTCAACCTCAAAATATATGTACCGACTACTCTGTTTAACCGGTTTTTCAATGTCCACCCATTTTTTTAATAATCTGGCATATATCCGCAGTTCTTTTACTTTAACTTTGAATCTGGTCCATGTCTTTCCATCTCGCTCAAAAACTCTTGTCTCCATCCTCTTTTCCTTTCTCCGGCTTTCCCGGAAAATGTTAATTCTCCTGTCCAAACAGTTCTAGGCTCTTGCGATGCAGAAACTCAATATCATCCATCCCCATGCAGGTGATTTCCATCTGCCAATGCCCTTTGTCCGCAGAATGTTTTTCCCATTCATCCATTGGCTCCATTGTCGGTTCCCCTGTGTTGTGAAATATCATTACGGTTATATCGACTGTCTTTGTCTCTTTGTTGAACAACATAGATATTTCACAACCATTATCACCTTTCTTATAGCAGACAAGCGCATCTGATTCGCTATATTTAGTGTAATCTCTCATTATTTTCTCCTTCTGGAAATGTTAATTTATCTCTTTCCTGATTGCTTCTGACAACTCCGTTTCCCTTCCATAACAGCCTCTTATACATTCAGCAGCACGTTTAAGCAGTTCCTGCCTTTTCTTGTACCGGATTTGCAAACAAGCTATTTCAGCCAGTTGCACACCAGTCAAAATCTCATCTGGCTCCAGGCCAGTGTCCTCATACTTTTTTAGTTTCCAATAAAGCGTCATAGCCTGCTCTTTTACCGCCCTTGCATCGACTACCGCCCGTCTCATTCCACCTTCTATAGGTTCATCCGGTATCGTTAATCTATCCACGTTCATTCCTCCTCCAAATAACGAAAAGTTTAATTGTAGTCATTAACCTCAAGTCCGAATGCCACATATCCATCTGACAATCCTATGAACTTATCATCTAAAACATAGGTTATTGTTGCATATATGGTTCTTCCGGAATATTTTATATTATCCCATTCTCTTAAAATGACATTGTCCCCAACCTGGAATCCCCTGTCATTTCTCCTAATTTCAAATTTCTTCCTTCCATCCAGAATGGCATTGAAATACTTTTTATATATTTTCAACTCATGCAATTGATTTTCCATGTTTTTTTCCTCCTCAAAACATCGATTTGCAAACATCAGTATTTTTTTATGTATTTCCTTCATCCTGTTTCTCTCCTACCCAGTCCTGTACCTGTTTTAGCATCAATGCATCATAATCGGTGTCTCGTTGGTCAAAATTGTGAAACTGGTTTTTACTGCCTTTGGCGGTCAATTCCTGCCGCTGGCTTCTCACCCAGGTCCTCACCGAGGCTTTCCAGTCCTTCATTTTGTTTTTACCAACCATCCATCCCTTTGATGCATAAAAATCAACAAAACTCTCTGGGTCAATGCCATATCCATTCAAATTGCAATAATCGGACACATCCGACACCGAAGGTGGAGTAAATGTTTTTTTATTATTATCATTTACATTATCCTTTTCCTTTACATTATCCTTTTCCTTAGGTTTTGCTTTGGTTATGGTTTGGTTATCGCTTGGTTTATTATAATTGGATTCTAGGTTATTGTTTGGTTCTGTTTTGGTTACTGGCCTACCACCCTTGGTTCCGTTTTGGTATCTACGATTATTCGCATCAATTTGTGGTTTTGCCATTAAAAACATTGCTGATGCAACACCTGCTGATTTAGGTTCTATTTCATCAAGTCCATATTCTAAGATTGCTGTAAGAGATTCCAATCTTTCTTTTTCCGGCAGTTGCTTAATGGCTTCCCAGAAGCTACGATAAAATACAACACTATCTCTCATAACCCAGCTCCAAACATACTAATCTGACCGGGAATATCTTTGTCTTTTTTCTTGTTCCGGCTTATAAACAGCTGTGCTCCACGTTCTGCTGCCTTTATGCTCTTAGTCCTATTATTCTGGCTGACAAGCCATTTCTCTGTTTCTTGCCGTCCCTGTGCATCGTCACGGGGTATATAGTAACCTTTCCCTGTTGGCAATGTAAGAATCACTTTATTATGCCTTAATATCTCAATGGCGGTTCGTATATCTCTATCCGATTCCCCTATCTTGGATACCAGTTCATCTCTGTTCAATGCATTCTCCTTCCCTACAAGGAGCGCATTATATACTCTTGCTTGAACTTCTTCACTAATATTCTTCAAATAATCCCTCCTTTCGGGCCGGGTAAAGGAGGTTTGATGGGTCCCGGCCCAGGGTCAGAAAGTATGTCGTGACATATTAGCAATCTGACCAGTAATCATTACCGTTGTATGTATCATCCCGCAAGGGGAATAGATACCAAAATGTCAGTTTTGTTGCGCAACGGTACGCACTTATACACACCGCTATGCAACATTATCATCCAAGTACTTATCCAAGGCCTGCCGGATTACCCAGCTTATCGGCCTGTCTGTTTTCTGGCAGTAAGTAGTCAGCCGTTCCAATTGCTGCGGGTCCATGCTGACGTTCTGCCGCACATACTTTTCGCCATCCTTCTTTGGTCGTGACATGCCTCTGCCTCCTTCCTATGCGTATCAATACGCATAAGTATACATTTTTTAGTTAATATCAGCTATCCTTTCTAAATATTGCTATTGTATAATTCCCAAAAAATTGCTATAATCAAATTAAATAACA